TTTATCCTTTCAATGCTCTTTATATATCCAATTTGGTTATATTAAAGTAATATAATCTAACTGCGTCAATCTGTCCAATATTAGTATTATACCATTTCGGCTATTACTTACGAAACAACAAAGAAAGGTGAAACAATGACAAAAGAAAAAAAACTAACTGATTGTGAAAAACAACTTAGAAGAATGGTAGATAATATCGCTAGTGAAATTAATGGTGATAAACCAATAGACCCAGAAAGCTGCCAAAGATACCACGAATTAAATGATGAAGAAAAAAAAGACTTTGAACCAAGTGGTTATGATTTTTTAGATGATGTCTATTCTATTAAATGGATCATAAACCAAGATAAGAGCTATAGCGGTGCTATGCTTTTGGTTGCGGGTGGTGGTCCTAACATTTGGGTAAATACAGAAGATAATCAAGTCGAGGGTTATTGGGGTGGCGATAAGTATATAAGATACTTTAGCGATCAAATTGGATTAGATAATGCTTGTGAAGAAATGTATGGGGGTTATTAATGAAAAAATATAATATAAATATGTATCAAGTGCCTATTAAAAAAATATATAGGACCAAGCAATATTGGAGTGATTGGTTAAAATATAGGCTACCAATACCAAAAAAAATAACTCCTGTAATTCTTAAAAATCTTTTAGGGAGTTATAAATGATAAAAAATAAAAAACTTGTTAATCAAGTTAAAAATCAATTATTAGATGAGCTTGAAATACAATTTAAAGATCAAAATTCAAGTCTTATATTGGCTTTTAAAAATGACATTAAAAAAACTATAAATGATACATCTAATAAAATTATTTTTACAATAAATAATTTAGGCGATTATAAATGAATAAATTTTTAAAAGATTTAAAATTTTATGAATTGTACTACCGCCATGAATATCAATGCTTTTTAATTGGGTTAATTTTAGGAGCTATAATATTTTAGAAAGGGGAAACTATGTATATAGACAAATATGAAATCTATTCTTATGGAAGAAAATGGAAGAATGGAAAACAAAACAAACAATCTGAAGTCTTAAACTATTGTGAAAATAGTTATCATGGTACAGATGGTAAAACTTTTTTACAATTAATTTCTGATCTTGATGATGCTTGGCACAAACACGAAGGAAAAGATTGCAAGATAATTGTTGAGTTCAGAGATCATAAACATGAGTAAAATAGAAATTGAAACCCTTTGCCATTTAATTATGGCGAGGGGTTTGTTTTATCGACAACTTCTTCTGCGTCTACCTCAATCAGATCAGGAGTATCTTGCCACGAAACAGAAATTTTCTGATCTATATTCTGCTTTATCGGTTTATTGTCAGAATAAAGATCGGTCAGTTTTCCTGCTAGGTAAGTAATAAATTTTGTTTTCTCTCTGATCCATAGTATTTGATTAGGGTTTTCTACTTCTTGATACTGAAAGATTTGCAGCAACTTATCAATTAAAGTTTGGATACCAATTTTTCTAGCTTCAGTTATCTTGTTGTTGAGTTCTTTGTCTTTCTTTAAGATTGCATAAAACTTTTGTAAGCTCATCTGTGAGACAGAGAGTTTTTTGTCCTCTAAAATTTCTGAAAGAGTTACGCCTCGCATAAGCATATTTTCGATAGTATCGACTTCTTTCATTAGTTCCAATTCTAGGTTTGATTTCTTTGTAATAGTATTGCTTGACTTCTTCTCTTGATTTGTTTCTGAATTGGAAGAGTGCTTGGAGTTGGTTGATTCTTGTGTCATCGGTATAGTTCTTTTGGTTAAATCCTTTTATATTATTACCGCCATGAAACCTACATAAATATTTTCCATTGGCAGTTGGGTATCCTTTAGCTCTGCATGGTCTTTTACTTTTTCTTGTTAGACCTTGACAAAAAACTTTTCGTTGCTGAAATCCTGCCATGTTTCCTTTTATTCTCTGCTACCTTATTCTTATAAAAATAATTAGTATTTTTTTGCACATCTTTCACTGCCTTTTTTATAACATCTTTTGACACATATTTCACGTTCTCTTGGTCCTTTATTTGAAGAGCTTGCTTACACAAATAAGGGTTATCATTATCCTTAATAGCTTGGTTGAGTTCTTGGATCGTATACTTAGACGCTAGCTTTGTTAATATTGTTTCTTTATCGCTACCACTCTCCGCAAGACCTTTTATAAAGTTAGTTATATTACTGTTAGTTGTTATGTTAGTTCTACTAATATTAGTCCTGAGGACACTACCCATGTGTCCTGTAGACACATCATAGTTTCTCACAGACACAACTAAATCTTTATTAATAGTATATAATGTTGTAGACTTCTGGCGTTTTTTAGAAATAATTTGTGATCTCTCTAACAATTCAGTAGTTCTAAAGATAGTGCTGCGACTAAGACCTGTCATCTTAGATAGGGTGGCTTGGCGTGGGTAGCAAGTAAGCGTTTTAGAGTTAGCGAACTTTAGTAAACAAATGAATACCAAGTAGCAGTAAGCTCGGTGCTTGTTTGGAATGGTTCTAAACTGTTGACTATCAAATAACGAGAACTTAACCCTTATGTGTGGTTCATACTTCTGTTGCATATTTGCAACACCTCCTGTGTTCCTTATGCAGTTCATATAAATAAGCTAACCATTGGTCCTCTGTCATATTATATATCTCACTCACAGGCTCAGAGACACGCTTAATTCTAAATTGCATAGTGCCACCTACATTCTTATAGAAAACTAAAAATCCGGGTACTTTAAGAGCTTCTGAGACTATCTTTGTAAGGGTAGTAGCCTTCCATTTCTGTCCCTTGTCAAAGCATGTTTCTTTTACAGCTAAAGGTTGATAGCATTTAGGACAAACCTCAATAAAATCTATATCAATACCACCTAAACCATCGAATTTTCTATGCCAATCGTTATAGCTGCCATTGCTAAAAGCGTATGTCCATCTAGCCACGAGCAATCCTATTGTGAGTGTTATCCATCTTGCTCTGCTTTCATTATAGCTACACCTAACTCTCTTGCTATTAAAGGCACAATACTATTGCCTAAAGACTTTATTCTGTTGGCTCTACTTTTGTCCAGTTCATAGGATATCCCATTAGGAACTCCACAAAGTGAGGATTGAGCTTTCCACCATGTATGTTGTTCTTCAGTGCTACTATCGGTAGAAGTTTTCTGTCGTTGTTGTTCGTTATCGGATTGTAGCTCATGTCCTTCCAATCCCTCGATGTTGGAGTTGGATACATCTTCTCCATGTATAGCATCGCATCCGATAGCTTTGCTCCGAATGTCATGTTGGGTTTGTTTTTCTTTCTCAGTACAAAACCTCCACTCTTGGTTTGTTCCACTCGATTGCTCTGTTCCCCACCTTCCTCGCATCCCGCTGTTGGAGTTGGGTACATTTGTATCTGCTCTAAAAGGTTTCCCGGTGGTGTTGTCTTTCTCCCTATACTCTCTCTGTATTTCTTTCTCTTCTCCATTGCTGCCTTTGATCTCATACCTATCTCTGTTGCTGTTGGAGTGTGCAACAATCCAAACTCTTTTCCTTTGATGCCACGCACCGATGCCTGAAGCTGGAATAACAAGACATTGGACTTGGAAACCCTCTTTTTCCAAATCATCTTGCACCTGTCTGAGGACCACGCCTTCTTGGATGTTAATAATTCCTTCAACATTTTCTCCAATAAACCACCTCGCTTTGCACTCCCTAATAATTCTAATAGTTTCATCCCAGAGGTAGCGATCATCGTCTGTTCCTCTTCTCTTTCCTGCAACGCTGAATGGTTGGCATGGGAATCCTCCTGTAATAATGTCTGCTGCGTATCTGTCTCCTTTGACATTTCTAACCTCACTTTCTATTGGTATGTTTGGAAAATTTTTTTTTAATACTTGTTGACAAAATTTATCTTTCTCAACAAATGCTATTGTTTCAAAATATCCTGTAGACTCTAAGCCTAAACTAAAGCCACCGATACCTGAAAATAAATCAAGTAATTTTAGTTTCATTTTTTCCCCTTCTCTTTATTTTTAATTATTAATATCTCGTTTTCTTTTTCTTCTAATTGTTTTTCAAGTGCTAGTATTATATCTGATTGTTTTTTGATATACTTCTTAGCTCTTTTTAATTCAAACTTACAATCAATCTCATCAAACATACCTTCGTATGTCATTTTAATACTTCAATCTTTTTAACTACTGATCTTGGATATACTGTAGTGTTACCAACTGTAAGTGAACCATCATCATCAAAGCTATGCGAAGCAAAGATGATAACTTTCTTTTGATCTTTATGTAAAAGATACCCGGTATCTTCACACCAACTATAGCTTTGATCCTTTGCTTTCTCAAGCGTCATCCATTCAGAATTACTAACAATATCTTGCCAATACAAACGCACTCGCTTGTATTTAAACTTCTTCTCTTTGCCAGTATTCTTCATAGAAATCATTAGGTTGTACTTCTTTGTTTGTTGCTTTAAAAATTTTAAACATTACCTTTGGGTGTGGTATTCTCTCACCTTTAGCGTAGCGTTGAACATTAGTAGCAGGATTGATATTAATAATACCAAAAGCATTAGCTGCTTGTGAATAACTTAGGTTATTCTTTTTTATCCAATCTGATAATTTCATATTTTCCTTTCGTGAAATTAGCTGATACCATAAAGGTTATATATTGCAAGCATAAAATAATAGTAGACATAATGGTATAAATGACTATATTAAATTCAAACAACTATGAAAGAATATTTTACAAATATTAATGGTGGTCTAGGTTTAGATCA